ATCGCTTGACTGCCGATGCCGCGTCCGCGCCGAATATCCTCTGCGTGTTTCGCCGGGTCAGGCGGCGCGAACAGTCCACCGAGCGCGCTGGCAACGCGATTGATAGCGTCGATCAGCGTTTGCCATGCCGCACCCGCTAGCGTGGTCACTGCCGTGGCGAGCTGATTGAACCAAACCGCGAGATCATGCGGTTGTGTGAAGAAATCGTGCAACGCTTTCGGAATCGCCTCCAAGAAACCGACAAACGCATTGAACCCGGCGACAATGTCGGCGCGCAAGGCGACGCCGAACCGCTGCACCGCTTTTTCGATATTGTCGAAGAACGTGACAATGCCGCCCCAATCGCTCGCGGCCAATGCGGCAAGACCGGCGACCAGCAGCGCAATCAATCCGCCCGCGCCGACCAGCGGTGCCAACGCTACCGCCAGCGCCACCAATCCAGCACCCGCCATCACGGCAAAGAACGCGGTCACGCTGCGCATGATCGATTCCAGCTTTTCCGGCTCAATGCTGGCGACCCAGCCGCGCACCGATTCGGCCCACGGTAACAGCGTCTTTTCCCAATCGGCCTTGATCTTGGCTTCGGCCTCGCCGAGCGTTTCCGCCACACCCTGCATGGTCGCGCGCAACACTTTCTCAATTTCTTCGGGCGATTGCGCCGCAACTGCCGCAACGCCTGCGGTCGTTGCGCCCGGTGCGGCGGCTTGGCGTTGCTGCATCGCTTTATAAAAATCGCTGTTCAGGAACAAATCGGACATCAGCCCGGCGATGCGCGAGCCGAATAGCGCGGTGAATTCTGCCTCGACGCGCGCCGGGTCGGTGATGCCCTGCTTGGCCATTGCCTCGCCGAGCCGTTGCGCGAATTTGTCGGGATCGCGCAACGCGTCGAGATCGGGCCGCACACCGAGCCGTTCAAACTCGGTCTGATGCTTACCGCCGCGCAATTCTTTTTGCAGCTCGGCGATTTCCTTTTGCCACTCGCCGGACAGCAACATGCCGATATTCATGCGCGAGCCGCCGCCACCGGCAGCGGCGCGCATCGTCGCGAATGGCAACACCTCGGTGGCGAACCGTTCGGACACGCCCATCATGGCCGCGCCGCCGGTCGAGAATGCGCGCATCAACTGATCTATTGGAATACCACCGCGCGTCGCCTGCTCGGCTTGGACGAATTTCTGGATCGCCTCGACTTGCTGATTGCTGCTTAGACCGCGCCGTTGCAATGCCTCGGCATAACGCGCAATGGCCTCGGTGCCGCCGCTGATGCCCAACTGTTCGAGCGAGCGCCCGGCCGTCAGCACGGTCGGCAAGATCGCGCGCGCCTGATCGGCGCTCATCTTGCCGGACAATTGGATCATCAGTTCGAGATTTTTCGCCAGATCGGTGCCGGGTATCGCCACCCACGCCGCTTTGGCCGCCGCCATGGCGTTCTGCATCGCCACCGCATCCATGCCGGCGGCGCGCATCTTGGTATATTGATCGGTCAGTTGCTTGCCGGCCTCGGTCAGTTTATCCAAAGCCGCCAGCCCAGCGCCGCCCATGACCGTAAAACCGACACCGATTGCGCCGAGATCGCGCGTAAACTGTCCGAGTTTGGTGCCAAGCCCGGCAAGCTGCGCGTCCAGCTTGCCGAACAATTGGCCGAGATTTGCGAGAACGCCGGTGACCGATTCGGTCACGCCGATCCGCATCATGATTTCATAAACGTCGGCCATTTATTTGTTCGTCTGTTGCGCAGCGCGCTCGACCATCCCGGTAATGTCGAGCAATTGCGTGCCGTAGCTGAACAGCCCCATATAGACGGTGCGTCCCATCAGCGCGTGCACCTCGCCTTCCATGCGCATTGCCGCGCCCATCAGGAACGAGCGCGCCGGAATGGTGCGCGTGCCGAGCTCCTGCCATACCGCTTTCGGATCGTTAGAGCCCACATAGGCTTCCTCGCCATTGGCATCGACCTGATGTTCGATGGAATCGCGCATTGCACCGGTTTCGAGCAATGGCGTGTCGCCCGCCTTGCGCGCCACGGTTTCCGGTTTCAGCCGTGGCCAGCCATATTCGTAAGTGCCGATCACGCGTTTGGCTTCGTTCTGAATTAGCAGCGCGGCGTGATCGAGCGCGCCTCGGGTGATGCCGCGCAGATTTTCCTTGTTGGCGGCATGATTGAGAATGTTGGCCATTTCGCCGAGCGTAACGCGGTGATAGCCGTCCGGCACGCTGCCGCCGTTGTCGGCAAACCCGCGCTGCGCGACGCCCGGCTGCGGCGGCGTCGGCGGCGGATTGCCGATGCGCTGGCCGGGCGGCGGTGGCCGATAGCCAATCGGATCAACCATGCTCAAATCCCGGTGTCGCCTTCCTTCTCGATGCCGTAACGCTCGCCTTGTGGACGCGCGATGGGATCGCGAAAGTCAGGCGCTGGAATGTTGGTCGGCGGCGCAGCGGTGCCAAAATATCTGTTTTCGGGCGATTGCATCGCGCGGTCCAAATCGGACGGCGGATAATCCTGATCGCCGCGCGGAACGGTCATGCGGTCTTGCCGCAAGTCCCATTGCCGCAACCGGCTCGCCGCCGACACGCGCTGTGCCGTAATCGTGCCGATACGGCGGCCGTCAATGTTAATGTCCTTGATGCTCGACATCAGCGTTCCTCGAATGCCATCAAGTCCCAATTCCATTGCTTGTCGGTCTCGAACGACGCGAACGTGACCCAAAACGCCATCAACTCGGCTTCGTTCATGCAGTGCGCCACATCAAAAGGGACGCCGTTTCGCACGAGCCAGCAGATCATGCGGAAGGCGGCGTCCCCGGCAAGTTTTTTGCTTCGTCCAGCGTTGCGTCAGGCGGCGCTTCGCCGTCAGTCAATCGCACCAAGGCCTTGCCCGCGGCGGCCAGACCCTCGATGTCGAGCCGATCATAGATCGCGTCCAGTTCGCCGCGCGAGCGCGGAAACGGAATTTGCGTCGAATCGATCTCGCAAACCGCCGCCGCTATCGCATAGGACCAACGGTGCGGAATCTTGATCACCTCGCCGCGCTCATTGGTGATCTCGTCATGCCCGGTGAGCTCCGGCGTCCAACCATTGACCTTGCCGATTTCCGACAGCTTCAGCCGCCGCACTCCGATCACCCGGCCTCTCGCATCGGCTTCGCGCTCACGACGTGTATAGCGCTCGGTATACTTCTCGCTTTCCGACATCGTAATTCCCCCACGGAATTATCATGCGATCAACACTTTGGTTGATGCCAATCCCTCCAGCCGAATTTGCGTTGGACGCTCACGCGTGACATCGCCGTGATCGTTCAAATGCATCGCGCATTCGGTATATTGATAGCGCGAGATCGAACCGTCGGGATTGTTTACGCTTTCGTTCAACACACCGGGCAACAGAATGGCACCCTGATTGAACAGTTTGTCGTAGTTCGCCTGGAATGCTTCCCATGTCGGCACGTTGCGCACGATCACAAATTCGATGCGGAAACCGTCCGGCACGTAGCCGTAACGCGGCGGGCCGTTGTACGGCATGGATTTCAGATCATGCTTCATCGACGTGATGCGCACGCTCTGCACGTCGCCGAGGTCGATCAACGTGCCGGTCGCGCCGTCGTAGAACGCGAAGGTGTAATCGACGCCGACATTCATATTGTGGACGGGCATTGCTTTGTCTCCTTCTCAAAGAGCCGCGCCTTAGGCCGCCAGCGTGTTCAACGCGCCAGTGAATTGCGTCGCGTTCGGCGGTTGCGACTGCACGTTCACCGTGACGTTGCCGCCGCCCATGAACTTGACCACGAAATAGCGGATCACATTCAAGTAGCGGACCTGCCAGTACAGGAACAAATAGCCGAGCGCCTGCAAGTTCGGCGGGTTGTTGGTGAGATCGCACGTCACCAGCCACGGAATGTCGATCATGCCCTGACCGTTGATGCCGAGCCCGACCTGCGGCGAGGCGAGCTGCGCCGACAGACCGTCGAACAGCGCCTTGGCCTGGGCGCGGGTCTGATCGTTCGGCTGAATCGACTGCAAGCGACCAACGAAACTGCCCGCCGCTTTCGATTGCGACGTGCGAATCAGGAAGTTGGTCATGCGGGTGTATTCCAGCCCGTTCGCGGCGGTGTTGCTCGACACGTTGCGGCCGGTGGCGAACGAATAGTAATAGCCGCCCGGCGACGATTGCGGTCCCAGGATGGTGTCGATGCCGCCCGTGTTGATCAGCGACAGTTCGGTCTCGCTGTAGGTCTGTCCCGCCGTCGTGCGCTGCGTTGACGAGATACCTTGCAGCGGCTTGTTCAACGGCGAGTTCTGCGGCGACAGATTGCCCATGATGCCGATGCCGAACGCGCTCGGATTGATCAGCCGCGACACGCCGTTGAAGCTGTCAAAGAACGTCGGATAATCGCCGAGAATGAGCCACATCCACGGCGAGTCGATGCCTGCCGAAATGCGCGTGGCGAGACAGTTGGCAATGGTGTCGCCCGACACCGTTCCGAACACCGGAATGCAAGTCTCGCTCAAGCCGAATGACACGCACGCCGCATAGTTGGCGATTGTGGTCATGTCGCACAGCGTGAAGCAATCGACATTGGCGCTGCGCAGCACATACATGCCTTTGCGCGGCACGATATCCTGGCCCATCAGCATCGCGTCGGTAACGCCAGTATCGCCATCGGTGCCGCCGCTCAACGCTTGTGGCGTCGCCAAGGTCGGTCCGGTCGTCGCCGAACCCGCCGAAGCCACCACGATCTGCGACGGCGCGTGGAACGCGTTGCCGTTGTTGATAGCGGCAGCGGCGTTGACCCAGAAGGTGTTGCCCGCGCCGCCGATATTGTTGAACTGTTCCGGCACCAAACCCGGGAAGCTGATGATCAGCATGTAAGTGTTGGCTTGCGAGCCGTTGACCACGTCGAACGTGATCGAATTGCCGAGCGTGCCGGTATATTTCCCGGTCAACGTCAAGCCGGTGCCGCCCGCACCCGAGCCGCCGGTCAGCGTCGCGCCTGACAGCGTGATCACGGCCGAGGATTTCGCCAGCGCAATCGAGTTGCCCGCCGTGCCGGGCGACGCCGCGTTGATGGTCAGCACCAAGCCGTTGAGCGAATAGGTGCAGCCCTTCAAATTGGTATCGTTCGAGTTCTGCAGCACGAACAACAGATCGGCGAGTGTCTGTTGCACCGTCGCCGCGATCAACGCGCTGGTGAACGTGATCACCGTGCCATTGATCGTCAGCGTGTCGTTGACAGCCGGGTTGCCCGAGAATGTCGCCGTGCCAGTCGCGTAAGTGCCGCCAGTGCCGATGGTGGCGGTCGCCGCAACGTCGGTGCCGTCCGACACGCGCACGCACAGGAAGCCGATTGCGCCGCCGACCTGACACGCCGCCGCAACATAGGACGCGATGTCTTTGCTACGGATTTTCGGCGGACCGATCTGCACCGCGCAATCGACCGGCTTCGATACTGGAATCAGCGCATTGAGCGGACCCCACGAGCCGACGCCCACCAAGCCCTCGATATTGGTCGGCAGGCCGAGCAGCAGCGGCGTAGGCAGAATGATGTCCCCATAGACGCCGGGAACGGTAAGCGCAGCAAGATTTTGCTGACCATCAAGAAACACAGGCATGGTGTTGTCTCCTTAATTGCTGAGTCGCGCTTAGCCCGTTGGCGGCGGTTGATCTGGCGGTGGCGCATCGGGAACGAACACGCGCACGACGCGGAAATCGTGATCGGCGAGCACCTTGGCGATCTCGTCAGGGTCGGTGATTTCCTGGCCCTTGACGTAGCCGTGGAATTCCTGGGTGACGACGTATTTGTAGGCCATTGCGATGTCCTCTCAGGTTTGCGCAGTAACGGGCGGCGCGTTGTATTGCGGGCTGAGGCCGTATTGATTGGTGATCTGCACCGCAACCGATGTGACGATGTAGCCGGGGAACGTGGTCAGCGTTGCGTATTCGGCGAGGTAGACCAGATCGCGCCGGTAAATCGTGGTCAGTTGTTGCTCGTCGGTTTGCGTGGTGTGCGACGGCAGCAACAGCGCCTCGGTGTTGTCGGGCAAGATCATTTTCAGACAGCCATACGGGCTGACGTCCTGCGCTCCTTGTTTCAGCGCATTGTCAACGGCAGCGGCGATGACGCTGCGCGCAGTATGGCTAGGCGCCCACACCGTGACCATGATGCCCTGACGCTGGCGGTGCGAGACTTTGCCGAGAACGCCAGTGCCGCCCTGACGAACGTCAAGCTGATACTTGAACGGTACGGTGAGCGTCGTGGCG